TTTCTTCACCAAAAATTTCTTCATATGTTTTGTTTTTATTATTTTTTGCTTTTTGAACTGCCTTTTTAATTTGATAATTTTTTCCAAACATTGGATTATTTTTACCTTTCATTTTTAAAGAATGCTCAGGTCTTTTTTTATTTCTAAATGCATTTCCGCATTTATATCTCCACTCATCAGTCATATGTTTTGAAGGATTTGCATCTCCCAATCCCCATCCATCAAAACCATTTTCATATTTTAAATTTGCCCATTTTTTAGAATTTACTATATCATTTTCCTTACTAAATTTTAAAGCTTCTTTTTCAACTTCATTTATATCACAAATTTTATAAATTTTCATAGTAACATCATCACCGTGTTTTTTTAAATGATTTTTCCAATATTTTCCACTTCCGTGATAATATTTTTGTAAATCTTCTTCTGTAAAATATTTTGTAGTTTTTCCAAAATATTTTAAACCTGTTTTATTATGTGTAGCAATATATAATACAACTTTCATAATTGATTTTCCTTAATATATTTATCTAAAATATAAAAGTGTCTTTCATAAACGTGTAAAGAACCCACTTGATGAATTAAATCACCTTTTTCTAATTCAGGATATGTTTCTTTTAATTCATTATAAGCTTTATTAAAAACATATTTTGCCCAATAAATATCATTTTTAAATCCATAAATTACATCGCAACTTCTTTGATTTAAAATATAATACAATTTATTATTTCTTATTAATAATTGAACTGTATTTGTGCAAATAAAATCACTCATTCCATTTTTATTATATTCCCATTGAATACTTGGTCTTGTATAAATCATCATAGCTCTTCTAGAATCTTTATCTTTTTTTAATGTTCTTATACAATGTTTATATTGTTCTCCATTTTCTTTACTAAAAATTATCCATCCATAATTTGAATTAATAAATCCATTTCTATCTGCAACTTGTTTCCAAACTTCAGGAACTTTTCCAGGAATATCATAAACATTTAATGATTGCGAAAGATACCACTCAACTTCCCTTTTTGCATAATCTAAATTTAATTTTCCAAATATAACATCTTCATCAACTATATATGATTCACCAATAATTTCAATTAATTTTACACCAGTTTTATCAATTACAAAATCTTCATTTTTGTATTTTTCAATTAATTTATTTCTTATATCTTTTACTCTTAACATTAATTATCCTTTAAAAAGTAGTTTTATAAATTTTACAATTATATTCTTTTAAAATATCAGTATTTTCATTTAATTTTTTAAAATTAATTTTTTTATAACATTTAATATATACACTATTAGATCTTCCAGAAATTCTATAATAATAAACTTTTTTATTTATAATTTTGCCTTCATAAAAATCGTCAGAAACTTTAACTTTTTTATAAATTGTTTCATTTTCAACTTTTATTTTTCTTATTTCTAGTATTTTAAGATATATATTATCAGAATAAAAATATTGTAATTGTGTTGCTAAAGCAAATACAGGTAAAAATAATAATTTTTTCATTTTTATTCCTTTTAATAAATTATTAATTTTCCATCTTTAACTGCAGGATCAATTGCAATATAATAATTTGAATTAAATTTTGATTTTCTTATATATTTTTGAAAATAAAATGCATCCATTTCAAATTTTAAGTTTAAATCACCATTAGGAAATACTTCAATCAATATAATTTTATCAATTTTATCTGAATTTTGTAAAAAATGTTTATAATATTCAATATTAAAATTCCAATATTTAGATATATTTCTTGTATGTTTTACTTCAATTTTTTCACCATTTAAACTTACAATATCATAATATGAAATATTAAAAGGAACTTGTTTTCCATTATAAAATTTTGCTGCACAAACTTCACAAGCTTCTCCAATAAATGTATCATAAAAAACTTGATTAAATGATCTTCCTCTTGGATTATTTTTATAAAAAATTTTTGCATAATCTTCAACTTTTTTGAAAAAATCATAATTAATAAATTCTGAAATATTACCGATTATCATTTTTACTCCTTAAAAATAAAATTTATTTTTCAATAAAATTTTTAATTATTTCAAATACTTCATTAATACTTCTTCCTTCAATATTTATTAATATTTTATTTTCAATAAATGATTTTTCATAAAATTCTTTAAATTTTTCAATTTCAAGTTTTTTCTTATTATAATCAGTTGAAAAAGACAATCCGTCATCTCTTTTAATTAAATTTTCTGGATTATCAATTAACACAATTAAAAATGACTTATGATTTTCAAAATTAAAAACATAATTACCATCATAACCTCTATAAATTGGACCATAAACATATTCACCACCGTGGAGTCTGTCTGCAATAATATCAATTGTTTTTCCTAAATTAAAAATTGTTTTGTATTCTTTTATACATAATTTTTTATGTTCTTCAGGTGTAACATTTTTATAATTTGAAGATTTTGTAATTATAAAAGGTTTACCTTTTTTTGCAAAATAATTTCTTAATAATTCTATTTGTGTTGTTTTTCCTACATTATCTGGACCTTCAAAAATAATTAACATATTTTACTCCTTTACTTCAATTATCATATAATCTATATCACAAATATAATCATCAGAATATCCATAATCTAAAAATTCATTTATACAATCATTTTTTAAATTTTCAAAATAATTATTATAAAATATATTTTCAATTTCATCTTTATTTTTACAATCAATATTTATTTCTCTTTTACAATAAAAAACATTATAACCATTTTCATAATAATTTATTTGAATTAAAACTTTAAGTTTCATTTTGAATTCCTAAAAAGGAAAAAATTATTTTTTAATTTTTTTATTTTTAAATTTTTTTATTTTATTATTTTGTTTTTCATTTTGATTTGTTTTTTCTTCTTTCTTTTCTTCAGTTTTTTCCTCTTTCTTTTCTTCAATTTTTTCTTGTTGATTTTTTTGACCTGTTTTTTCTAAATATTCTTTATAAAGTTTTTCATAATTAGGATCTGTTGATTTTATAAAATTTCCATTTTCATTTAAAAATCCTTTTCTATCTTTAATTTCATTATATGCCATTTCTAAACAATCTTCAACTTTAACTAAATTAATTTCACTTAAAACAAATAAATCTTCAACCATTACTTGAATTAATTTACTTGCTTCTTCATAATTTGATTTTCCAATTGCATCTGATAAATTACCTAAATCAATAATAATTTTTGAATGAATATGATCTTTAATTACTTTAGGTCCCCAATTAATTTCATTTTGTAATTTACCTTCTTTATTAATTAATTCATTTAAATTAATCAATACAACTAAGCTATCACCAATTGCATCTTTTAATAATTGAGGATCATTTTTTTCATATGCATCAAAAATTTCTGATATTTCAGATACTAATTTTAAAGTTTGTGTTGTTGATTTTCCATTAACTGTAATACCTCTGTCTTTACTCCATTGTTTTACTTTTTCTGATAATTCTTTTAATTTTTGAACATTTCTACTCATTTAACCTCCTTTAATATATATATAAATTTTTGAAAATTTTTTGATTATTTTATTTTTCATTTTTTCAATTTTTTCTTTTAACTCTTCACAATTTGTAAATTTTTGTGAATCAAAAACTTTAGTATTAAAATCTGTTAAAATAAATTTACAAAATGTATCATAATTCTCAAGTAATTTTGAAAAATAATCAAGAGAACTTTCAATTATCTTTACCTCATTATATGAACATTTTAATTGAATATTATTTATTTTATTTTTAATTTTAATTTTTATAATAATTCATTTTTAATAATATAATTTTTTTCTAAATATTTTTTAATAATATTTAGTTTTTTTAAATCATCTTCAATTTCTTTTGAAAATTCATAATATGGATTTTCAATTTTTGATTTTAATTTTTTTAAATTATTAATTAAATTAATTAATAATTTTTTTTCTTTTAAAATTTTAAAATCAATTTTTAAATTTAAACATTCTTCATATACAGGTTTTATATCAAATGAATTATACCATTCTTTAAATAATGGTCCAATATCATTAGGATATTTTGAATAAATTTTTAACAAATGATCATAAACTTCTTCAGGAATTTCTTTGAAATAGTGTTTATAAACATTAAAATAATATTTTAAATCTTCTTTATTATGCCAAGGACAATAATCAAATGACCCATATCCATTTTCATCAATAATAAAAAAAGGCTTTAAAATATTATAGACTCTTTCTTTATCCTTATTATTTATATACATATTTTTCATTTGCTTATAAAGTTCATTTCTTCTTTCAACTTTTTTATAATCAGATGACTTCCAAATTTCAAAACAAATCATTTTAATCCTCTATAATTTCATCTTGTATATTTTGAACCTCTGCTGCTTTTTGCATAAGTTCTAAAAAATCTTTATCATTTTGACAATTACTACTTGAATAATTCACTTTATATAATTTTCCATTTTGATATTGTGCAATTATTACACATTTACCATTTAATTCATAATATTTATTTTTAAGATATTCAAATGCTTCATTATAGTCATTAAATACTTTTGTAATTTTTTGGTTTAATTTTTTATAAATTACTTCAAATTTCCAACTCATTTAATCTCCTTAATTTTTATTATAGTAAAATTATATTAAATTTTATTTTAAATGTCAATAGTTTTTATAATTATTTTTAATTATTTCAAAAATTTTATTAACTGCATTTTCATCTCCTTCAATTTCAATATAATCAATATTATTATTTTGTAAAAAATTTTTAATATTAATATCAATTTGTTTTGCTTCATCTTCAGTTTGATTTCTTCCTATAGGATTATATTTTTTCTTTCTTTTTAATAAAATATTTAAATTATTAAATTTATTAAATTCTTTTAATATAAATTTTTTAAATTCTTCAGAACTTTCAGATTCTTTTAAATATTGAATACCCAAAATAAAAGGACTATCAGTTACAATAATACCATTTACATTTTTATTTTTCCAATATTCAAGAATCCTCCAAATTCTATGATGTTGTTTTGCAGTAACATAAAATTGATTTTCAAGTGTTTTATATCTTTGTTCCCAAGTTGCATCTTTTGCATATTCTGTAACTAATTCTGCTTCAAAATAATTTAATTTTAATTTATAAAATAATCCTGCCGCTGTTGTGCTTTTTCCAATACCAGGTCCGCCAAATAAATTAACAATCATTTAATTTCCTTTTAATCAAAATCAAATTCATCATCAACTTTTAAATCTTTAAATAATTCTGTATTTTCAGTTGTATTATCATATTTATTTTCAATTAATTCATTTTGTGTTGAACCAAAACTTTTATTTAAATCTTCAATTACATCATCTGCATCATCAACTCCTTTGAATTTCATTTTAGGCCAATTTGCTTCAAGTAATATTTTATCAAGTTTTCCTGTATATCTATTTTTTTCTGTCTTTAACATAATTTGATTATTTGATTTCAATTCTTCATTACTTAATAATAACATTGAAACATCTGCTGTCATAATTACACCAATTGATTCTGAAATATTTTCTAATCCTGCTTCTAAATTATTATATGCACTTCTATTCAATTGAAATGCGCTTATAATAGGAATATTATGTTTTTTTGCAAATCCGTGCAATTCTTCTGCAATACTTTTAAAATAAAGATAACTTCCTTGATTTAATTTTACTCTTGTTGATTTCATTAATCCCATATAATCAATAATAATATAATCCAATTTAATATTATTTTCTTCTTCAATGTCATATTTTAATTTTTCTAAATCAAATGTTGAAAATGAACCTGCAGGATATTCTTTTACATATAAATTACCAATATTATCTTTTATTTTATCATATTTTGATTTATATTCTTCCCAAGTCATTTCATCAAATTTAAAAATTTCAGTATCTAAAATATTTGCATCAATTCTTTTTAAAATATCAACTTCAGGCATTTCAAGTGTAACATAAAGGCCGTTCTTTTTTTGTTTTGATAATCCTGCAGCAAATGCACACATAAGAGCCGATTTTCCTTGATGACTCGGCGCGAGAATTAGGCTTAAAGTTTTAGGTCTAAATCCACCACCTAAAATTTTATCAATTGCAATTATTCCTGTAGGTAATGTATCAAATTTTGCTTTGTATTGTTTAAATCTTTCTTCAAGAGAAGATTTTAATTCCATTCCTAAATCAGTATCAAATTTATAATTTAAAGCATTTTCAAATTTTGTAATTATATCAATACCATCTAAAGTTTCATCTTTTTTTAAAATTTCAACTGATTCTAAAATTGCATCCGTTAAAGATATTTTTTTTAAATATTTTTCTGTAAAATCTAATAAAAAATCAAAATTTTTAATTTCAGTTTCGGTATTTAAATCTTTTAAATATTGTTTAATTTTATTTTTTTCAATATTTGATAAACTTGAATTTAATATAAATAATGCCAATTCTTTTAATGTAGGTTTTTTCTCAAATTTTGAATAATATTTTTTTAAATATTTATAAATAATTTTTGCTTCATTATTTTTAAAAACATTTGAATTTAATTTGCTAAAAACTTTATAAAAATATGCACTATTTTTTAATAAATGATAAAGTATTGTTTTTTCTCCGTCTAATTTGTTTATCATATAAATTCCTTTTTTAGAATTATAATATAATTTTTATTTTTATGTTAAAATTAAATAATTTAAAAAGGACATACATTGTGTTTAATAATTGCAAAAAAAATTAATAATATATGGAATTTATTTAAATTAAGAGATAGAAAATATGATCCTAAATATATTATTAAAGATTACAATGTAAATAATATTGAATTAACATATCTTTTAGATAAAAAATCAAAATGGCTTGAAGGAATTAATTCAAATGGTATTACACTTGTATCCGCTGCTTTAGATAATCACGCAGATGCATCAATTACAAATAATGCTGAAAATTCTTCAAAAGCTGATAAATTATTTCAAGAATATTTGAAAAAAACAAATCAAAGAAATTATGAAATTCTTAAAAGAATTTTAAGACAACCAAATATTGAAGATGCATTAAATGTTCTTGTTGAATCTAAATTTATTGGTAATACATTTTTAACAGATGGTAATAAATTATATTCTATTGAAATTGCAATTCCTCAAGCAAAATTATTACAATATAAAGAAGAAAATGATGAATTTAAAGATTTATCATTTAAAGAATTTAAAGCAAAAATTATGAATAATTTATCAGAAGATGATTTTAAAGTTTCAGTTGTTGATTCTTCTGATAAAGAATTATTAGTTAAAACAAATCATTCAATTAGATTAAGAAATTTAGGTTATGTAAAAGGACAAAAAGGTTATAAATCTTCAGTTAAAAGGCGCGAGATTGTAATTTCATATATGAAAAAATTAAAAAATTTATCAACTGAAGAAATTGTTTATCAATTATATAATTTAGATTTACCTAAAATTCATTATAATCCTGAATATAGGCCATTAAGAACAAAAGAAAAAATAAATCTTGATGATAAATTAAAACAAAAATTTGAAATTACTAGTTATTACACAACTGATATTTTCGGTATTAATCCTGAAAAAAGAACAATTTATATTTTACCATTACATTCAAAAATTTTAAATTATGGTAATTATATTAATAAAAATACAAAAACTCATATTATTGTATTAAATAAAAATATATTTTTAGAATCTTATAAAGAAACTATATTTCCTTATATAATTCAATAATTTCTTTTATTTCTTTTTTTGATAATTGATTTTTATATCTTTTTGCTGTTTCTTTGTTTACTTTAAAATACCACATAATTGCAGATAAATCTTTATCTTCTTTTTCTTTTTTTATAAATTTAATAAATCCAACTTTAGGAATTATATCTTTTGCAATTTCAAATAATTGTTCATTATTTAATTTTGAAACATTTAATAAATTAGAAAATAAAATATATTTTTTTGAATAAGATAATTGTTTTAAAAATAAAATTCCATTAAAATTTTTATTATATTTTGAAGAATAATTTATTTTTTTAATAATATCAAAATGAGTTTCTTTTTTAGGAATTTCATATTTTTCAATCTTTTTTTCTTTTTTAAAAAATAAATCTGTCATTATACTTTCCTTTAAAATAAAGAATCATTTTTTAATTTTACTGAAGAATACCAATTATCATCAATTTTAATTTTCAAATATTGCAATATATAATCAATAGTTTTAATAATTTCATTACTTGTTGTCAATTTTGCTTTATCTTTTAATAACATATAAAAAGTATACATTGAAATTTTTTTATTAATATATAAATTTAATAATTCTTCTTCATTATATTCAATTGAATTGTTTATTAAAAATTCTAAATCTTTTTTTATAAAATTATAAGGATATTTTAATAAATTTTTAAATTTAAAATATTCTTCTTTTTGATTTATTGATTCTTTTAATTTATCAATAAAAGTAAAAAAATTTTTAGGATGATATTTATATATTACAAATAATGATAAAAATAAAATAAATTTTTTATCATAATTTTCAAAAACTTTAATTTTATTATAAATTTGTTCTGCATTAAATTCATTTAAATAAGTACTTTTGATTCTTTTACCTTTTTTGTATCCATCAAATATTAATTTTAAATAAGTATAAATATCCATATAAATCCTTAAAAAAGATTTGATTTAATTTTTTTATTATTCGCTAATGTTTTAATCAAATCCATATATTCAAAATAATCATCAATATCTTCAATTCTAATATTATATTTATCACAAAATTCTAAAATTCCATCAATAATATCTAATTTTGTTTTATTAATAAAATTGATAAAATAATTTTCTAAAATTTTTGCAACTCTTATTTTATCTTCAATATTTTTAGGTATATATAAAGGAATATCTTTAATCTTCATTTTAATTCCTTATAAATCATTCATTAATTCTGTTAAAAATGCTGCAAGTGTAATATCTTTAAGAGTTGCTCTTTTATCCATATCCTGATATTGCGCTAATTTAATTGTAATTTTTGATTTAATATTGTTAGGTAACTTATCAAAAATATTTTTCCAGAACCAGCCATAAAAAGAACTTACATTACTTGCTTCCATAACAAGTTTTCTCATCAATTCAAAATCTTTTTTTAATACTGCTTCAATAATATCATTATAAATTGTATTAACTTTTTTATTTTTTAATACTAATTTATTATTAAAAACATTTTGTTGTAACATAATTATCATATTTCTCATTGAAGGATAATTAATTTTAATTATTTCTTTTAAATCATCTTTATTATATTCAATATTTTCATTTTCACAAATGAAAATCAACCTATGTAACATCTGTTTTCCAATTTCTTTTTTATGTGTCATAAATATTTCATCAAAATCATAAACTTTTAATCTGCTTAATAAAGGTTCAATAAATCTATCCTTATAATTTGCAGTTAAAATAAATCTTACATTGTCAATATATTGTTCTATTACTCCTCTAAGAATATCCTGAGCTCCCGCCATTCCTGCATTTGATGTTGTTAAATTATCTGCTTCATCCAATACAATTAATTTTTTCTTTCCTTCTGCTGAAATTGTTGATGCAAATCCTACAATTTCATTTCTTATTGTTGAAACATTATTATCTTGGGAAGCATTTATCCACTTAACAGAAGGATTTGTCTCATTAATAATTATTTTTGTTAAAGTTGTTTTTCCAGTTCCTGGAATACTTGAAACAAAAAGCATATTGGGAAGCATATCTTGTTTTGAAAATTCTTTGAATTGTTCTTTATATTCTTGTGGTAAAATTATATCATCAATTATTTGAGGTCTATATTTTTCTTCCCAAATATTAAATTTATTATTAATAATTTTCATTCATTTTCTCCTCTTAATTTTTTATCAACTTCATTTTGTTCTATATCTGTCATTAATGCCCATAAATAATCATCTTCTTCAGCTATCCAAATTTTATTGTTTATTTCATAAATAATAATAGGATAATTATATTCTACATCATCATTTGAATCTATAATTTTTTCACTATTACCTAAAACAATATTTGAAAATCTTCTTCTTAAATCTGCTTCATTGCAAGCAATTCCAATAATTTTTACTATCATAATATCTCCTTTATTAATAAATTCAATTTTCAAATTCTATTAAAATATCTAACAATCCTAATAATGTATTTTTTGAATTTTCACTTAAAATATTACAATTATCAATGAATTTTTCAATTGTATTTTTTATTTTTTTATATTTTATATTATTCATTTGCATTTGTGTAATAATATCTGAAATTACTTTTCCACAATCTTCATATTTTTCTTCTAAATAATTTAATAAATTATTTAGTATTAATTCAAACATTTGTTTTTTATTATTTTCTTTTTTAATTTTACAATTTTTACAACTTTTACAATTATCATTAGTCATTGAATTAACAGTATTTATTTTTGATATATTAACAATATCTGATAAATCAATAAAATTTTTTGTAACTTTTTCAAGATCATCTTTTGATATCATTTTTATTTTATTAATTGAAACAATATTATATAAATTTTTATTTTCTTTTTCTTCAATTTCTTTTAAAATTTTTTTTCCTTTTTCTGTAATATAATAACCTCTTCCATTTGCACCTTTTGATAAAATTCCACTTTTAACTAATCCTGAAAATGCACTTGAATAATAACCATTTGTATAATATTTCATAACTTCAGGCATAACTTTTTCTAATATTTGTCTTTTTGACAATCCAGGATTTTCTGAAATAAATTTTACAATTTTATATATTTTAGAATTTGTATTAGATTTAGATAAATTATATCTTTTTTCTGTTTTAAATTTATATGGTATCATAATTTCTCCTTAATTTTTATTTATATTAAAATTATAACAAATTTTATTTTAAATGTCAATAATTTTTTTTAATTGATTTTAATTTTTTTTTTTTATTTTTCAATATATGTTTAATTTTTTAAAAATTCCTTTAAATTATTTAACTCTTGAAGAATAATTGATTTATTTTTCAATCTATAAGTATCACTAACTAAAATAATTTTATTATTTTTATATTCATTTAAAGCTTTTTTATAATCAAATTCAGAAAAACTTAAATAATCTTTTAATATTAAATCATTATTACTATAAATGAATCTTTTTTAAAAAAATATAAAAATGCATTTTTTGTTTATTGTTTTCAAGAGTATCTAAAAAAATCTTCTAAATTCATTCTATCAATCAAATTTTCTAAAATTTCTTTTAACAATTAAATTCCTTTTATTTAAAGAATTTTTTTCTGCAAATATTCTTTTGATTAAATTTTTCACAAAATTTAATTCTATAATTTCTCTTTCTATACCTTCATTTATTTCAATTTCTTTAACAGAATCCAAAAGTTCAAAGACTTCTTTTTCAGTCATTTAAATTCCTTTATTTTTATTTTTTTCAAATTCATTTAACATAAAAATTATATTTGCAGCATAATTATCAATTTCATTATCATAAAATACTGTTATTATTTCTTCAATTGAATAATTAATATTTTTACACTCATCATAAATAATTTTATTATTTTTCACAATTGTATAATAATTTGAAAGATTTGTTTGAATGATATATATTTGATATATGTTTTCTCCTTTCTTGTTTTTTATTTACAATATAATTATAACAAGTTTTAAAGTAAAAGTAAATAGTTTTTACAAAATTTTTTATATTTTTAAAATTTAATATAGAATTAATATTGATTAATGATGAAAATTATATATTGAAGAAAAAAAGATTATTTGATAATTTTAATAATAGAATTTTTATTTTTTTCTATTTCAAAAATTCTACTAAATAATTCATCTTTTTGTTTTATATTATCATTGTGTGTAATTAAAATAATTTCCTTTTCTATTGAAAATTCAATTAAAGAATTAAGAATATCTTCAATTCCATCATTATCTAAACTTCCATTAATAAATTCATCTAAAAATAAAATATTAAAATTGATATTTGATTTTAACTCAATAATTTTTAAAAATGAAAATAAAATTGCAATTATTATTCTCATTTTTTGGCCGTTACTTAAAGATTCAAATGATAATTTTTTTTCATTAATAAAAATTTGTTCTTTAAAATTTTTATCAAAAAGAAATTTATAATTGAAATTTAATTTTTCTAAATAATAATTAATATAATAATTTAATATTGGAATATATTCATCAATATATTTACCTTTAATATTTTCATTTGATAATAATATTAATAATTCATTACATTCTTCATATTCATTATTTAATTTTATTAATTCATTACTGATTTGTTTTAAATCATTTTCTTTTTGATTTAAAATTGAATAATCAATATTTATTTCTTTCATATTTTCAATTGATTTATATTTTTCTTTTAATTTTTTGATATTTTCTTTTATATGTTTTATTTCTATTTCTTTTTGTATATTTTCTTTTTCTTTTTGTTTTTCTTTTTCAATTTTTTCTTTAAGATTAATTATTTCATTTTTTAATTTATTCATATTATTAATTATTTCATCTATATTAAAATCTAATTCTTTTTTAATTTCAGTTCCACATTTAGGACATATAATTTTTGATTTTTCATTTTCTTCATATATTATTTTTTTGTGTTTCAATTCATTGTATTCATTTTTTAATTTTTTAAATTGATTTTGTAAATTATATAAATTTGATTTTTCAATTTTAATATTTTTTAATTTTTTTTCTAATATATTAATATCATTTTTTAATTCATTTAAAATTTTATTTTTATTTTTAATTATTTCATTATTTTGTTTTTCTTGTTTTTGAATTGATTCTTTAATATTTTTGATATCATTTTCAATTATTTTTTTAATTTCATTTTTGTTATCAATTTGATTTTTTAAAAATTTTTTATATTTTTTTGTCTTTTCTTCCAAATTTTTGATTTCAGACAAATCTATTAATATATTAAAAATTTCTTCTTTTTCTTTTTGATTTAATTCTAAAAAATTTTTTTGTTTTGATAAATTTGTTCCTAAATAAATTAATTGATTAAAAATTAATTCATTAAATCCTAATATTTCATTTAAAACTTTTTGTTGTTCTTTTATTGACGAATTCAATTCTAATTTTTTATCATTAACATAAATTTCAAAAATATTCGGTTTTTGACCTCTAATTATTAAATAATTGTCTTTATTAATTGAAAAATTTAATTTTACCTTCATATTTTTATTTATTTCATTATTAATTAAATTTGAAATTAATCCTCTATCAGATTTTCCAAATAATGCATAATATAATCCTGAAGCAATTGAAGATTTTCCTGTGCCATTTTTTCCTAAAAGTAAAGTAATTCCATTTCCTTCAAATTTAAATTTTTGTTTTTCTTTAAAAGATAAAAAATTTTCTAATTCTATATAATTAAAATTAATTTTTTTCAAAAAGTTCTCCTTCAAATTTTTTAATTTTATCAATAAGATTATAATATTTTTTAGGAATTAAATCATAAATATTTTTATTTTTTATTTCAAATTTTTTATTTGTAATTAAATTAATATCATTATTATTAATTATTTCAAATCTTAAATTTTTGTTTATTAAATCATTAATTATTTTTTGATAATTTTTTGTTTTTGCATTTTCAATAATAAATTTAAAAAAATTATTTTGTAATATATCATAAGGAATTGAATTTTCATTAAATTCAATTATTTCATTTAACCCTTCAATTCTTAAATGATTTTTATTTTTATCATTATATATTAATTTTATAAATCTTTTTGATTTATTATTTTCAATAAATTTTAATTCATAATTTTTGTTATCTAATATATAAAATCCTTTTTTCTGATTAAAATCGGCCCAATTTAATTGATATGGTGTTCCAATATAAATTATATTATCTTTTTTTGAATAATTATGATAATGACCAGAAATTACTAATTTTGCTTTTGAAAATGTATTAATATCTAAAGTTCCTTTTATATATTTATCAATATTTTTGAATTCAAAATGACCTATTACAATATCATTATAATTTTGTGGAATGTCATCTTTATTTATTATCCAAGGAACTAATGTTAAATTATCAATATGTGTAATTTTATCAATATTATAAAATTTATTATAAAAATTTGATAAATATTTTACTAAATTAACTTTTCTTGTTGATTTATAATAAATATCGTGATTTCCTAAAATATTATAAAATTTGACATTATATTTTTTTAATAATCTTATAAATTTTTCTATAAAATAATTAAAAAAATTAATATCTATAATTATTCTATTATCAAATAAATCACCAGTTGAAATTATTGGAACATTCAATTCACTTGCAGTTTTACAAATTTCTTCCCATATTAATAATTGATTATCAAAAAAAGAAAAAGAGAATCCTTTAATTCCAAAATGAGGATCTCCTACAATAATATACATTAACAGTATTCCTTAAGAATTGAACCAATATTTATTTCTAAAAATGCAAGTTGTTTATCAAAATCCGCAATATATTCAAATTTATCTAACTTTTTTAATATTTCATTAATTGCTTTTTTAAATGTTTTTAAATCTAATTTTTCAAATAAACAAGTAATATCTATACTTGCACCACTTGAATTTGAAAATTCTAATCTTGTATCAATTATTAAACTCCATTTTGCATTATTTCTAATTAAAATTCTTTCAAATCCAAAATTAACATTTGATTTATTTACATAAACAAATTTAAATGTATCATCTTTTTTTAAAATACTTTTTAAGTAATTAATTTTTT